TTCCATGGTTTCTTAATAGTGATAAATCATCTGATGGTGAGTTAATGGAAATTGATGATTTGAATAATTATCAATTCACACATACATTTTATGATAAAAAAATCATCAATAGTACTTATTGTAATAATTTAACTCTTTTATTTGATTCTGTTCTACAAACATTGTCTATTTTAAGAATAAAAGCTAACTTGACAATTAGAACAGAAGAAATAGTAAGATATGGTTGGCACGTAGATTTTGATAGTAATAAACATAAAACAGCAATTTATTACGTAAATACAAATAATGGAAAAACAATATTCAAAAATGATTTGGAAGTTGATTCAGTGGCTAATAGATTAGTTATTTTCAACGGTGATATGATACATACAGGAACATCTTGTACTGATAAAAAATTTAGATGTGTAATTAACTTAAATTACATTGAACAATAATAGGAAAAATAATGGTTAAAAAAGAAACACTACATAAATTAACGGATGAAAGAAGTTATTTCAAACCGTTCAATTATCCTTGGGCCTATGAAGCATGGTTAAAGCATGAGCAATCACATTGGCTTCATACAGAAGTTCCAATGATGGAAGATGTTAAAGATTGGAAGAAAAATCTATCCGCCAGTGAGAAACAATTTCTAACACACATATTCCGTTTCTTTACACAAGGTGATATTGATGTTGCAGGTGGTTATGTAAATAATTATCTTCCACATTTTCCACAACCAGAAGTGCGGATGATGTTAATGGGTTTTGCTGCTCGTGAAGCATTACATATTGCTGCATATAGTCATTTGATTGAAACACTTGGTCTACCTGAAACAACATATAACCAATTCTTAGATTACCAAGAAATGAAAGACAAACACGATTATGTGTTAGACATTTCTTCTAAGAATGGTGATACCGCCTCAACTGCAACCCATATCGCCGTGTTCAGTGCTTTCACTGAAGGGATGCAGTTGTTCTCCTCTTTCATTATGTTGCTTAACTTTCCACGTACAGGAAAGATGAAAGGTATGGGACAGATTGTTACATGGTCTATCGTTGATGAAACTATGCACGCCGAATCAATGATTAAATTGTTTCGTACCTACATAGAAGAAAACAAAGAAATATGGAACGATGAACTTAAAGGCCGTATTTACAGCATTGCAGAAAAGATGGTTGAACTGGAAGATAAGTTTATTGACCTCGCCTTTTCTATGGGCGCTATGGACGGTCTATCTAGTGAAGATGTCAAGAAGTATATCCGTTATATTGCTGACAGGCGTCTTATATCTCTTGGTCTTAAAGGTATTTTTAAGGTAAAACGTAACCCACTACCATGGGTTGAGGAAATGATTAACGCACCAACACATACTAACTTTTTTGAAAACAGAGCAACTGATTATGCAAAAGGCGCATTGTCGGGAGATTGGGGTGATGTTTGGGCTAACTAAAGGGAAATCAAATGACAACAAAAACAATAACAGCAGAATGTCATAGTTGTGAATCTAGTTACGACATAGTTTATATGGAAGAATTAGTATCTGAGCATTATCCAGAGATTTGTCCGTTTTGCGGCGAACACATTGAAGAACTGTCCGAGGAAGAAGAATACATAGAGGACGATGAACTCAATGATGATGAAAAATGGGACAACTAAATTGGTTATACAATGATACAGATTTTACAGAAGAATTAATTGGTGAAAATTATGGATTTGTCTACCGGATTACCAACATGGTAGATGGTAGACAATACATTGGTAAGAAATTCTTTTACACATCCAAAACAAAACAAGTCAAAGGTAAGAAGAAACGTTTCAAAGTTTCCTCGGACTGGCAAACTTACCACGGTTCTAGTGACATTTTACAAAAAGATGTTATACTACATGGCCAAGATAAGTTCAAGAGGGAAATCCTCCACTTATGCAAGAGCAAAGGTGAGTGTGGTTATCTTGAGGCAAAAGAACAGTTTGTTAATGGTGTGTTAGAAAGTGATAAGTATTACAATAGCTGGATTATGGTTAGAGTGAGAAAGTCACATATAAAAGGATTGCAATGTTAGAGTATTTTAAGGATATGACAGACTATGATGTTTTGTTCTGGTTACCAACGGACAAAGAAGATGTGATGAAAGTTGAGAGTTGTAGGTATAAAATACCAGGTGAACAAATTGGTGGTAGTAAATTAGGTCCAGAATATCACATTGTAGTATTTAAGTTTGATAAAGATAATGGTACATATGACCATGACAAATGGGATGCCATCCTGTCGGATCCTAGAGTTTATGTTTCTGGATTAATTCCACAAAATTGGTATGGATTTGTGGCCAGAAAAACCACAGAATCGCAGGATTTTGTTGATGACATACTTGACAAGATTAAAAATATCTGATACAATGTCACTTTATTGAAACTATTGAAAGTTTATTATGATTCTCGTTGACCTTAATCAGGTTTTGTTGGCTGGTCTTATGGCACAAATTGCCAATGCAAAAAATGTGAAGTTGGAAGAAAGTCTTATCAGACATATGATCCTGAATATCATCAGGAGTCACCTAAAGAACTTCCGCAAAGAATATGGCGAAGTTGTGTTGTGTTCTGACAACCGTAAGTACTGGCGCAAGGAGTTCTTTCCTTTCTACAAAGCCGGTCGTAAAAAGTCACGTAAAAATTCAGACTTGGATTGGCACCTTATCTTTGATATGTTGGCCAAGTTTAAGGTTGAACTCAAAGAAAATTTCCCATACAAAGTAATTGATGTTGAAGGTGCAGAAGCCGATGATATTATCGGTACTCTTGTGCCTCGTCACATTATGAATGAAAACATTCTGATTATTTCAAGTGATGGTGATTTCTTACAATTGCAAATGTATAATGGTCGTAGTAAATACTCCGTTAAACAATATAATCCTACACAAAAGAAATTTCTGATTTCGGAAAATCCATTGGATGAATTGAAGCAAAAGATTATCACCGGTGATAAAGGTGATGGCATTCCAAACATTCTATCACCAAGTGATACCTTTGTACGTGAAATACGTCAAAAGGTAATGACGGAGGCTAAACTGACCAAATTCATGTCGGAGCACTATACCGAATATGATGAAAATTCTAAAATTGGTTTCTCACGTAACCAGACATTGATTGACCTGCGAAACATACCAGGCGACATACAGTCTAAAATTATAAATACATATGAAGAAACGGTACCAGTCAAAGGCAAATTGCTGGATTATTTTATTACAAACAAACTTTTTAATTTAATGGAAGTAATTGAGGAATTTTAATGAAACCCCTATATGAAGTATTTGATGATTTTGAACGAGCAAATAACAAAAAAGAACGAATGGATACAATTCAAAAGAATTTATCCAACACACTTGTAAAAGTATTGGAAATGGCTTACCATCCAAACATTCAGTGGAAGGTAAATGAACTGCCACACAATTATAAATTACCATCCGATACATTACCTGGAATTACTTATGATAGTTTGGACTCTCAACTACGCCGGATGTATGTGTTTAGCCAAGGTAACGAAACTGCTGAGAAATTAACACCTAAAAGACGAGAAGAACTGTTATCACAAATTTTGGATTCTATTGAACCCCGTGAAGCAGAAATCATTTTAGGTATTTTCCAAAAAGATTTAGGTGTCAAAGGACTTGACTATAAATTTGTCAAAGAAGCCTTTCCCAATTTGTTACCGTAACTACAGGAGTATTAAGTGTCTAAGTTTGTGGCTAAGTTTCGCAAGAATGATTATGATGATGATTTTTCACCAAAACGCAATCGCCGTAGAGATGAAAAAGTGGAAAAAAGAAAAATTAAGCATAATTATGAAGATTATGATTATGGTAATGGTTATGAATCTTCAAAAAGAAGCAATAAAGTAAGAAAAAGTTACTAATGTTGTAATCCAGCAACACCGCTTGACATTTGACTGAAAAACGAGTATACTTATCATTCGTTTGGAGTAATATTATGATGTTTCATGTGAATACACGCAAGTCAAAGCAAAAAAATGTGACAAAAGCCGCTCGTGAGCAATATGAGCAGTGGTTGGCTTCGCACCAAAAACCCATAATCAAAAAACTACATACTCCAAACACCAAATTATCCGGATATTCTTTGTCTGCGCCTGCGGGTCGTGAAACAAAGCACTATCCGTCATTGGACACAGGCTTAGCTAACGCTAGTAAAGCGGAACCTAAGATTTATACAGGTACAAAAGTTATGGGAATTGCAACGATGCACAAATCAAACGCTGTACCTGTGTTTAACAGTGAAGAAGCAGTAGAAATTTCAAGAATGAGGCGCTAAAATGAGTAAGAAAATGAGTTTTGTTGTAAAATTACAACGTCCTGTGTGTCGTACACCGATTAAGCCGGTTCAAGCTCACAAAAATGACGCAAAATTTAGTCGTAAGAATGATAAAAAGACAATTTTGTCGCAAATTTATGAGCTAGGAGACAAAAATGTCGCAAAATACTGAGCCAAAAGAAGAATTCCATTCTGAAATTGAGTGGAAAGACTTGGATGAAGTCACCCGTAAATGGGCCGTCATGTCCCAATGGGAAGATGACCAAGATTGGTATAAAAGAATGAAGGAATACTATGAGTAAAGTATACAATTATGAAGAATTGTTTCAGGATATTCCTGGAGACCCCGATAATTTTCTTTTCACTATTCCTCCAGAAATGTTGGAAGAAACCGGTTGGAAAGCCGGCGATATCTTAAATATCTCCGTGGAGAATGGAGCAATAGTGTTGTCAAAAAAAGACACAACCGTAACATAAATTTGACAATCTAACATTGCTATGTTAGAATAGGATATATTGTTAAGGAAGTAACATGGAATTAATTGACTCAAAATCACTTTTGGCC